TCCATCTTTAAATTTTTTAAAGGCAAAACCAGATGCTGTTTTTACATCAACAACTTCTCCATCAATAATACAATCCATGTGTCCTTTAATGCCTTCTACTTCAATTGTTTTTTGTTGGTCCGTTACTTGATGCCCTGCAAGTTTAACAAAAAATAATAAAACTTCTTCTAATAAATGCCCATATAAAAATTTAATTAAGACATATGGTTCTAACTTTTGAGGTTCTTTTTCTGAATTCAAATCAAACCAAAGTTGACGAGGGGGTTTACCTATATTTGACATACGAAGTTTATTTTCACTTCTTGGTTCTGGTAAAGCCCAATGTCTAAAAGCTTCTTTCATAGAATTACCAAAGTTTTCAATATCTTCTTCAGTAATATTTATTTTTTTATTTTCTGTTAAGGGGTCTATAACTTGATAGATATCTTTAACAAGGGTATCAATTGTTTTATTCATCGTCTAGCTCCTTAAAAGCTTTTATCACATCACTAGAAAATAATTTCTGTAAGTTAACTAAATACATTTTACTAGCATTATTATCTCCACCAGAAACACTTCTAAAATAATCTAGTTTATCGACTATTTTTTTTATTACTTCTGTTTTAAAAACCAAAGTACAGTATTCATTTTCACCGATACATAAATTATGAAACCAGTAATCAGACTCAGTAGCTCTGATGCCCGATGGTTTACCCCATGATTCATATTCAATACATATGTTTCCTGTTTTTTGCCACAAATCCCTTTCTGATTTTACTTCTATTTTTGATTTAGAAAATATGTCTGCAACTTTATCTTCTCTAATTTGACCATACTCTAAATCTAAATCAAATTTCTTTCTATTTTCTTTAGTGGGTTTCACTCCAATTGTCTCCTATCTTATATTCCCCATCCATAGGACAGCGAAGATTGAAATATTCTCCTGCTTCTCTGATAGACTCTACGGCTAACTGCCCAACTTTATTAGCCCTACATTCTGAAACTTCTATCTGCCATTCATCGTGTATATTAGCTACAAACTTATGTGGGGTTCCACTAAGTTGTAATCTGTTATTTAGTATGGTCAAGGCTTTTTTCATAAGAATTGCACCTGCTCCTTGAAGCAAGGTGTTTAAAGAAGCATGTTCACTTCTTACAAATAACTTTCTTCCATCTAAACCTTTTAAGTATCCTTTCCTTGCAGCTCTCTGCACTTGTTGATTAAGAGTTGCAAATGCTGGGTTACTACCAAAAAAGCGTTCTCTAAGTTGACCGCCTCGTTTTGCATTTCCACCAACAATCGTTCCAATCTTTTGATTTCCTGCTCCGTAGCAGAGTGCATATATGAATACCTTTGCCTCATCTCTTGATTTAAGTCCAGCAAGTTTTTGGTTGTAGCTGTGAATATCTCCTTTTGTAATTTCATAAATATAATCCTTATCTTGCATGTAGTGAGCTAGTAATCTTAATTCTAATTGACTTGCATCAACCCCTACTAATTTATTTCCTTTTTCCACAATCCAAAAGCTTCTACATTCTTTACCATACTCAGAGTGGATGCTAGGAACTTGTGCCATGTTTGGATTTCTATGAGTCATACGTCCCGTAATTGTTCCGTTTGGAATTACAAAACCATGAACTCGTCTATCTTTCTTTACAGAATCTATCCAACTATCTATCTGTGCAATACGTTTTTGTATTAATAAATATTCACATATAAGAATGGCTTCAGGAATGTTTTTTATTTTAGACAATGTTCCTTCATCAACAATTGGTTGTCCAGTGGGTGTAAATTTCTCAGGCTTCCAACCAAAGTCTATGAGGTATTCTCCAATCTGTTTACGAGAACCAAGATTAAACTCTTGTAAAGTTTGTCTCATAAATGGTTTGTAGTTTTTTGTAGATAAACAGGTTTTATATTCTTCATCAGTCAAGCCACGTTTAGATAGCTCTCCATCTTTTTTAACATATGGAGTTACAGTTTTGACATCCGCCCATTTTGGTTTGAATACCTTATGAACTTCATCTTCTATTTCAGATAGTTTTTGCCTGAGTTCAGCTACAAAAATACTAGCTTCTTTCTTATTAAAAAGAAAACCATTTTCTTCTTGTTGTTTCATTATTTTAAATACATCATGTTCAAGTTCAGAACAATCTTCGGAAAAATCCTTTCCTTCTTTTTGAAGTGCTTCATAAACAAGTGTATTTAATTTAACATCATTTACACAATACTCTAACATCTCTGAACTATATGTTTCAAACTCTTTAAAATCTAACTTAGGATAGTTTAATTTGAATCCCCACGTATCTAAACTGTGTCCTCCATCTCTAACAGGATTGTACAGTCGTGAAAGAACCAAAGTATCTATTAATTTTTTTGATAATAAATCAATGTCATATAATTTTTTAATGACTGGAATATCAAAGCCAATAATATTATGCCCTATAATAAGGTTTGCTTCTTGTAAGAAAGCTAAACCCGTTTCAATTTTATCGGGACCAAATCTATAGACCTTTCTTGTATCAATGTCTTGACAAACAATACACCATATTAATGTTGCGTCTAAATCATCTGTTTCAATATCAAATACAATGTTCATTTAAAAATCTAGTTCAGCCGTTGTTTCTTCATCAGGAATATATTCATTAAGTCTACCTGTTTCTCTGTCATAAAGCAAACTGGTAGCATAACCAACATCTCCAGTGTATCTAGATTTTAAAACTCGAATTCTTGTTGTATTAGATTCTTCATCACTATCTGCTTGTTGATTTCTTTCTAGTGCAATAACACAATCAGATAACTGGGCTATACTTTGTGAACCTCTAAGGTGAGATAAGGAAACTTCAATTCCATTTTCATGTCCTTTGTTACCATCAATTCTTCTTAGATGAGATACAAGTATCATACCGACACCAGTTTCTTCTACAATACTTCTTAGCCTTGCCATAATAGTATCAATAGCTCTGCGTTCATCTCCCTCTGCAGTAGCAACTACAAGCATATGTAAATGGTCAAGGACAACCCACTTACAATCACATCCAATAATCATAAAGCGTATCTTGGAAAATATTTCATCAATATCATTGGTACCAAAATGAGCATGAACCCAAACTCTATTTTTATTCTCACCATCATAAAGAATATCAAAGAACTTATCTAAATCCTCAGGACTATACTGCTCTCTGATGTGGTCAATATACAAACGATTGTTTGCTTCAATTGAAAGGATACCATCAATGGTTCTTCTCCAGTCTTCCTCTAAAGCAATAACACCTACATTATCTTTAGTATTTTTAATAAGCCAATGTTCTATTTCACGTGTTACTGAAGACTTACCAAGCCCTGTCCCACCTGTTAAAGTGACTAATTCACCTCCTCTCATACCTACTAATTTAGTGTTAAGACCTTCCCATGGATAAGGGATACTATTTTTCTTTTCTCTTTTATGAAAGTCTTCTCGTTTATCAGAGACATTTATAACACCTGATGGTGTGTAAATTTTTGAATCCCAAAAAGATTTTACAAACAAAGCATGTTTCTTTTCTTTCAACATTTCATTAGCATCTTTGTAACCATTTGGAAGTGTCATAATTCTAGCTTTCCTAGGGGTAAATAATTGTGCTACTTTATGTGATGCTTCTTTCCCCGCTTTGTCATTATCAAAACAAATAACAATGTTTTCATAGCTTTCTAAAAATTCAAGGCTGTCTTTGACATCACGTACTGCTCCTTGACAGCCTCGTTTAATTGAAACGACATCATATTTAGAACCAAATAATTCATAGGCTGCTAGGCAATCACACTCACCTTCGACCAATGTTATATATTTGCCCCCTTTAAATAATTGCTCACCAAACAAACCAGTACCATCGTAGGTACCGTGAAAACTAAAGTTTTTATCTTTTACATATCTAACTTTATGTGCTGTCTGTTCATGATTATTAAAAAATGGATAGACGTGTTGTACTACCTCTTGATTTTGATTATAGACAACCTTGACTCCATATTTTTGAGCAGTCTCTCTTGATATTTTTCTATCTGTTAAGGGACCAAACACTGCACCGTGCTGATTATCATAACTATTATTGTTGGTTGGGATTGTATTTAGTGGTTCCATAATTGTTTCCTCCTTTGTACTTTTTAAAAATTGACCACAACTAAAGCACTTTGCAGTGCCGTTTTCATTGATGCATAAAGCATCACTACTACCACATTCAGGACATGGTTGATGTAATTTTACGAATGACATAAGCCTCCTTGCTTAAGAGCGGGTCACTCAGAAATGTCAGAGCAAGGAGGTTAAAAAGACGACACCCCCAAGCAACCCTATATTATACTACTGTTCCTTGCTTACCTCAGTAGTGTTTTGATTTTCTTCAACGATAGCTTCTTCACAGCCACTTAAAAGATGTTCAAGATTAGCTCTGTGTGTTCGTGAGGCAAAATCAAGAGCCTCAATAACAACCTGTAAAGTACCTACTTTTTGTACAATTACAGTAGCTTCTTGTTTTTTATGCTCCTCGCTTACATTATTAATATCATAATTAGTAACTACTTCGTTTTCGCCTTCACCTGTTTTGATTGTAACTATCATAAGTGTTCCTTAAAAATCTAATGCTTCTTCAATTGTAGAAGAACTGTCTTGTTTTTCAACAAGATTTTGTATTCTTACACCATCAAGAATATAATTATGGAATGTACCATAAGAGTTTGTAGTTGACCAATAGTGATACATAACTTTTGCTTCGGTATTATTACCTATGACTATATCTCTACCTGATTCATCTTGGAATAAGAACGGATTACCATCAGCATCTTTAACTTTAACTGGTTTGTTGGCTCCTCCATTCTTTAATGTGGTGTAGCGTTTTAAATAGATTGCTTCTGGTATATCATCCCACATTTTCGTTTTGATACCAATTTTTTTAGCGGTTTCAAGTTCTTTTGGGTCATCAGGAATTAAATATGTTTCCCAAGTACCTTCAGCTTTATACTTAAAGTTTGGTATGTTAATAGCTGGGAAAATAAGTTTCCCCGACATGACGTAGTATTGTATTTTTCCGTCTGCTGTTTTCATTACTCTTTCTGTCATAGTTCCTCCGAATTATTTGAGTAGGTTTATTTTAATTAATTATTCTAAAATGTCAAGTACAATTTCTCTCATTGTAATAACACTGGTATCAAAAAGTTCAACAATAAATTTATCGCCCTCTTTGGTCACTTGGTAAGATATTTTATTTTCATAAAAATCTTTGTATTTATTAGTGACATAATCTTCAAACTTTGAAAATTTTTCTTCATCAAATATTGCTGTTGTTTCCTCGTCTAACATACGCTGATATAAATAATTCATTTAACAAGTCTCCTGTATTGTCCACCAATGAGGCTTATCACGACCTCGTTCCCACTTGGCATAGTGTTTTTCATTAATACAATAATTACGATAAGCAACAATAGGATTCTCATTTTTATATTCCTCGGGCATAGCTTGTGCAACGGGTGTCAATCCTTTATCTTCAATGTTATCAGGATGAAAGTACAATGCATCTTTTAACTTTGTAATACTTGCATGTTCTCTACCATATCTGTGTTTGTATTCATCACCTAATGCTATGAAGTGTTTGTATAACCATCTATAATTATCAAAAGATTCTCTTGCCCAAATAGTACAAGGATGATTCCAGTATGCACGTTTGTAAAGTCCATTAGCATCTGCGTACTCATCACCATCTAGTTCTCGGTGTGCTGTGCATAACATCTGTGCTGTTTCAAGTGGCATCTTCACTAACATCTTATCAGGCTGTGCTTCTGCTGATATGATAGGACATTCATCAAAATAAAATATGTTCACTTACCACCTTCAATTTCAAACGCTTCGTTAAGATGATACAGTAAGTCTGCTATGGCATGTACATCTTGGATATCAATACCACCATACTCAAACAAACTAGTAACACCACTTTTAGATTTACGATAGTTCTTTTTAATCCATTTCAAATGTCTTTCTGAAATTTTAATTGTTATTTTTTTCTCGTTCATTTACCTTGCCCTTTATATTTTTTGAAGTTGCTTTTTTTGTTTTTGTTCATGGTAGAGAAAGCAACATTACCTCTACCTTGACTTGTCTTTTTACCTCTGCCTGTTGTTGCAGCTACATGACCTTGTACTGTTTTAATTTTCGCCATGGTGTTCTTCTATATTGTTTTTGCGTTTATCATTAAACTCGATAACTCTTTTGCCTGAAGCATAATCAGTTGTACTTTCTGTCCACCGACCCTCTTTAATTCTAATATCAATAGACTTTATTTTATTATCTTCTGCTTCTTTTTTCAATACTTCTCTTTGCTTTTCAACAGCTTCACTGTACTCAGTCATTTTGTTTTTCTCTTTCTTTTTTAAGTTCCATTAACTCATCCCATTTATAAAACTGCTTAGTCTCTGCATCCCAAAAGTTACCACGGTGTGCTTGTTGTGGTACATAAGGTTCTATTTTATTCTTTTTTAAGAGATAAACATATGTTCCTGTCATAAATATAAGGAAAATAATTCCGCTTATTGGTAATAAAAGTTCTATCATATTTTCTTTGTGTATTTTGTACTACTAATTATTTCTTTAAACTCGACCCCTATTACTTTGTGTAGCTTACCCTCTAACAAAAAGGCTTGTCTTTCAAACTCTTCTTGTTCTTTTCTTGTCATGTTGTTCCAATCAGATATAACATCTTCAGGGTTTTTAACAATTTTATTTACCCAATCTATTATGACATCGGACAACTCGTGCTTTACTTTTGTTTTAGCTGTTACTTTTTTACCGTAATAAGTTATCATTGTTTAAATATTATATTATTTATCATGCTTATCAACTAAATTATATATAAGCTTATGTGTTTTTTCAATATCATCTTTAAAAAACTCATCCCATTTATCACCACCATCAATAAGAAGCGTTACAGCTCGTGCTATTAAAAACTCTACATGATTATAAATATCTTGTTCACTGGTTTCTTCAGGACTATCTCCTTCTATAACATTATCATAAACAAGGTCAACAAAAACTTTTTGTTTGCTTTGAGTTAGTTTACTAAGAATTGGAAAGTCTCTTGAACATACTTCATCTACTATTTCATACAGTGTTGGCATAATATTACTACTCATCATAAAACTCAGAAAAAGATTCAGACATTACATATCCTTCTTTCTCTGCTATCTTTTCTAACAAAGGATAACAAACATCAAAGTATTTCTCTTCTGTAAAGGTTGCTACCTCATAAGCGGATGAATGATTTGGTGTTTCAAAATAAACTCTTATTACTGGTACTGGATTACTCATCTTCGGTTTCCTCATAATCCACAGTCAGAAGTTCACTATTCTCAACCTCGCACTCTACACTTGCATAATTACCATTATCAACAAACCATTCTTTGGCTTGTTCAATAGTTCCACCATACTCATAAGTGTATTTAACTGTTTCAAGTCTTGTTTCAGTAATTAATATTGTCATTATTCCTCCTTGTCTTAAATTGGGTGGTAGTTTTTTATGTAGGACTACCAACCTACACCTAATCATATTTTATACTCATACTCTAGGTACTGATGAGTTTTTGTAGTTAGTGCATGGTGGTATAGTTCTCATTTACTTTTATCCTTAACACGCACTTCAGACATATAAGACCAGTGGGATTTTACAAAGGCTCACTTTCTAACTACAACTACCAATATAAAATAAATTAATAAATCATGTCAAGAAATATTTTAATTATTTTTTTATTGATTTTTATTAACAGTCCTGTATACTCCTATATAGGTTTTATTTAGTATAAGATTTAGTAGAAATAGTTTCAATATAGTAGCTTAAAAAGTACCTATATAGGAACACCACGGAACACCGCCTACCGCTCACTCACATTGCTCACATTGAACGCTTTACCGCCCACTGGATATCAGGTATTCAGGCATAAAAAAAGACCTTACAAGCTACCATATAAAATAGCCTGTAAAGTCCCTATTTAGCGGAGGTACTGCTAAAATTTAATGATACCCATAAGAAATATTTTTAATGTTAGAGTCCCAACAAGCACGACAATCTAAACATTTATTTTCCTGATACTTGGCTATACATTCAAACCCAATTGCATTTTGATATTTATGCACGGTGCTAGTATGAGTCCAACTTTTAGGCGGTGCATCGTCAACCATTCCCGCACTTAAACGGATGATTAAATTACTTGGGGGCTTTTCGCCCAGTTTAATAATCTCATCTTTTATTATCTTTGCTTCATGCGTGGGTAACCAATGCCGTATATGTGGTGTTAATTCGCAAACTTTAAATATATTTTTTATCATTCCTTTTTGTAGGTCACCACTATCAAACCATCTAAAATAATTTGTATCATTTTCTAAGGCTTGAATTTGGATTAACTTAACCATAGCTTCCACCCATTGCGGGTTATTTATATTATTTAATTTACGGGTTGCCGTGTTGCGGTACTTCTTATATAAATAGTTTCCTCTTCTTGCATAACATTTATTACAAACACTGCCTTCAATCTTTGCCAACTTTGAACCAGTGACACAATCAAAAGCCGATAAGGAATAACTACCACATGGCATTTTGTTTGCCTTGCTAAGATTCCCGCCGACAATTTCTACAGCTTCTATCTTTTTGATTTTAACCTCCTTGAGCTTTCCGCCCAGTTACTCTAAATATATCTATATCTCAAATTTGAAAAAAAATAATTTTGTATAGCTATTTAACTTGCTACTAAAAAACAAAAGAATATTTTTAAATTTAAGGTTCATATTTTTAAGTATATTAGACGTTTAAAAAATGATGTCATGCTTAAGTGGTGCACCGTGCTATATTGGGCAAAATAAATCCTTGCATCTTAAACTGGTTCCTATAATATATGAAGTATGAATAAGCGATGCGACAACTGGCACCCCCTTGGCGGATGTGACCATGCTGAAATTAAAGCGGTTGATAACTTAAGCTCATACAGTATTCAAAGATAGACTGAACCCCACGGGACAACGTGGCTAAATAAAAACTAAAATTTCTTTTAACTTAATTATCTATTTAAGGAGGTACTAAAAATGGATAACGTAATTTATATAAATAACCCCAATCAGTCTAACTACGGTGAAGCTGATTTTACTTGTTCAATGATGCAAGGAGGGTATCAAAATAATTTTAGTCAATGGATTCAAGCCCCTGAATCATTCTTTATTGTTAGGGATGATAACGGTACAGCTTTTAAACCCGTAGGCAAGGATTATCAATTGGTGCAACACCCTGAAGCATTTAAAACGGCGGATAAAATCATTTCTCAAAGTGGTTTAGATACTACTGACATGACCAAAGAATTTAAAACCAGTCATGACGGTGCAAGGGCTTACGGGTTCTATACATTTCCCCAACACCGTGAGGCGGTGGCTGTAGGTGATGAGATAGAGCTGCAATTGTTAGTTAGAAATTCAATTGATGGTTCAATGAGATTTGCTATTGAATACGGGGCAATACGTTTAGTTTGTCTCAACGGCATGACAGCCTTGGGTTCAATAGGGAAGTTCAAGCGGAAGCATACTAAATATTTAAATATTCATGATGCGGTTGAACCTTTA